CTCCCCCCTGCGCTGGTCAACGCAATGACCAAGGACTCCTACACCAAGGGTGCCTCTGAGTATAGTGTCACTGGGCTATTACAGCCACCTAAAGTTGCCTTGCTACGCAAGAAATACGATGACCAAATGGTGCAGGACATTTCGGAGAAGGCGTACACCTTCTTGGGAACGGCCTTGCACAAGGTGCTGGAGGATACCTTGCCAACCGAGGGTTACATCTTTGAAGAACGACTGTTCGCAGAACTTGATGGCACGACCATCAGCGGTGCCATTGATATCCAAGAGGAAACGCCGTTCGGCGTGACCATTTGGGACTACAAGACTACCTCCGTATGGGCGGTGATGAACGAGAAGATGGACTGGACTTGGCAACTGAACATGTACAAGTGGTTTGTTGAAAAGACCAAGGGCAAGAAGGTTGTGTCTCTGAAGATTTGCGCGTTCCTGCGTGACTGGAGCAAGAACGGCAAGGGGGAGAACTACCCCAAGGCCTCCATTGTGGTTGTTGATTTGCCTGTGTGGTCACACGCAGAGACCGAAGAATTTATGCGTAAGCGTTTAAATGCTCATAAGTTGGCCAAAGATTTATCTGTGCTGGGCGAAGAGTTTATTCCCCCGTGCACAAACGAAGAACGTTGGATGTCGGAAACGACATTTGCCGTGAAGAGAGAGGGTCGCAAGACTGCGATCCGTGTTTTAACCGATGCAAAAGAAGCCGAAGAAATGGCAGTAAAGGAAAACGGATATGTCGAAATCAGATCAGGAGAGCCACGCCGATGTGCAGGCAATTACTGCGGAGTCGCAAAGTGGTGCACCCAGTACCAACCAACCGAAGGAGAGTTTCGTGAAATTGCATGATGACCGCTGGGACTCATTAATTGAGACTAATGTCAACGCACATACTGAAAAGAAGAATGGCTTGACATATTTGTCATGGGCTTGGGCGTGGACTCAGGTTCTCCGCGCAGACCCACAGGCCAACTTCAAGGTGGAGATGTTCAACGAAAGCCCGTTGATGGCTATCGGAGACAGCTTCATGGTGTGGGTGACCGTGACTCTGTACGGCAAGCCTGTGACCTGCATGTTGCCCGTGCTGGACTACCGCAACAAGCCCATCACCAACCCCAACGCCTTTGATGTAAACACATCCATCATGCGCTGCCTTACCAAGGCAATTGCAATGCATGGACTTGGTCTGTACATATACAGCGGAGAAGACTTGCCCCCTGATGCAGACGCAGCCAGTGAGCAGGTGATTGACTACGGCAAAGCAATCCCCAAAGTCGAGGGAGCGCCAGCGCCAAAACACGGCGTTGAGACACCTGCCAAGGCTACCCCCAAGGCGGCTCCTAAAGCCGCTCCAAAGGAACTGCGCCCACAGCCCACCGAGTGGGACAACAGCGATGCAAGTCGCAAGCTATTCGCAGACGGCGTAATCAAGTACGCCTCTATCTGTACCAGTGTTTCGGACTTGAGCAACTATTGGTTGAACAACCAACTGCAGCTTGAGTCTTTGAAGCAAACCCATCCCGCTTTGTATGCGGCGGTGGTCAGCAGTTTCGCTGAGATGAAGAAAACTCTACAAGGATAAATCATGGCCTACGATCAACCATTTAAACCAAATCCCGATACCGGAAGCCTCAACGCTAACACGAAGAAGGCCAAAGATATTCAGCCCGACTACTGGGGTGAGATTCGCGTCAACCTCAAGGACATGACCGCCATCAAGGTTGAGGACGGTTGCCACGTTATCAAACTGAGCGGCTGGAAGAAGCTGAACAGGAGCGGTCACACCTACCTGCAACTGAAGGTTAACCGCTGGACGCCCGAGGCGTCTGCTCCTGAGCCACAGCGTCAGCAGTTTGCAGATGATGCAGACATCCCCTTCTGAGGTGATCAATGCCCCTTCAATTTGAAGCAAGGAAGGTGGCGTTGAAGCAAGACCGTACCGGTTTTGTTTTGACGCTCGCCATACACCCCGATGAAACGCCCGAAGAACTGCTGCGTGACTTTGTTGGGTCTAGGTATGCGTGTGTGATGGTACGCATCAAGGACGATGAGACCGCTACACCGTACAGCAATCGTGTGATGACCGCAGGCATCTTATGCAGAACACCAAAGTTCCATGAGTTCCTGAGTGACGTTTACACGTTCGCCAAAGCTGACGAGTCCATATCCGCTCAGTTGGTTTGCGACCTGTGCGGCATTGAGTCACGCTCAGAACTTAACGGCAACAAAGAAGCAATGGAAAAATTTGATGAGTTGCTGAAGGAATTTGAAGATTGGAAAACCAATGGCTCTACCAGCTAAAAAACTAAAACCGTTCCTTACCCATCTAAATGAAAGCGAACATGTTGCCCTAAAGAAGTTTGCCCGAGTCCACAAGACAACGATGGCAAAGTTAATCCGCGAAGCGATCCTAATGCGGCTTGCCCCTAACGGCTCTTATATTGACGGGTACAACGCCGCCATTAATGACTGCGCGGAGGCTATCAAAGGAACTCAGGCGGGGTCAATGACCTTCCCTAGCGGGCTCTCCTTTGCCGAGCACTTCTGCGATGAGATTTACAAACTAACCATGAAAGGAAACCAAAATGAAAATGCTGTCGGGTGACCGCAACCAGTGTCAGGGTTGCAAGGGCTACTTCAACAGTAGCTACGCCTTTGACAAACACCGCAGGGGTGAGCATGGACACGACCGCAGATGCCTGACGCCGGAAGAAATGCTGGCCAAGGGAATGAGTGTAAACGCAGATGGCTACTGGATAACCAAAGCGATGCCAGTAGCTGCTCTTGAAAAGAAACAAGTAAAGGTAACCCAATGAAATATGTAGTTGCAATTTTGACGGCCTGCCTGTTGGCGGCTTGCGGTAAACAAGAAGTTAGCTTTGCCTCACTGGAAGAGGCCAAGGGAACCGCGCGTGAGAACGCTATGTGGAACGCACAGCGCTATCGCCAAGAGAACGTCCTATATAAGGGATGGGACATTGTTGGTCGCGGCGATTCCTCGCAGGACAATGCATGCCCTCAAGGTGATGGCTGGGCTACGATGGACTTTGTTCGCCCCGACAAGACCGCCCTTGTAAAGGTTAAGTGCTCCACCGTATCCGCTAACACCGGATGCTTGGAAGACGGTGACTTCAAAACCAAACCTTTTGCCTCTGATGATGGGCACTGCCAGCCCACCAACAAGGTGCCTTACCCTCTGCCGAAGATTGCCAAATGATGATCCTCGACATCCTCATTGGACTGGGCATGCTGGTGTACGGCTGTCTGTGCTGGGCGGCTGGCTACAAGCTGGGACGCATGAGTAAATGATTTATGGGGGGAAAGCGGATGCTGGTAATAGACCTAAGTGCAACTTAGTCCCACTAAACCAGTGCAGCGAGTACCCCCACCTTCAAGGAAATATATGTTTCAAAAAATAAAACAGTTGTTTCGTCAAAGAACACCTTTAGAGATGATCACCAAGGAACTAGCGTTTGCTCATCTCGAAAAGCTGGATGCAGAAACCGCCGTTGACTACGCGCAAAGTATTGTTGACTACAACACCGCACGCATTAACCGTTTAAACCAACACATCTTAAACTCACAGGAGAAATCAAAATGAACTGGAATATTTTTAAGCGCATCGCAGAACTTGAGGCTCGTGTCTCCAGCTTGACCCTAAGATCGCTTGAGTATGCTGTAGCGATTGCGGATCTACAAGAAGAGCAGGCAGAGGATGAGAAAATCTTCAAAGCCACTGTTGATGCCATGAGTGCTGAAATAGCCAAAAAAGCCACACTGGCTCAAGATGAAAAAAGGCAGCGTGTTTTGGAATCAAAGCGTAGGTACTATGAGCGCAACAAGGAGAAGCTGCTCAAACAGCGCAAGGAGAAGTACCGCGAAGAACGGCGCAAAGAGAAAGGCCGCGAGTACGCCCGTCAGTACTACGCAAAGAAGAAGGCTGACATGCTCAATCAAAGCGCGTTGCCCGCATGAAAGCAGTCTACGACCTCGCCATAAGGGGTCTGTCTGCACTAGGGATGTTTGCCGCAGTTATGTTCCTCTTGGGGTATACCTACGCGCAAACTCCCTTAGTTGAGAAGACCTGCACACCATCATTCATTGATCGGATTTTGAAATGAAAGTAAAAGAACTAATTGAGAAACTGCAAATGTTTGACCCCGAGCTTATGGTGGTTCGACAAGGCTACGAAGGCGGTATGACTGAGGTGAAATACGCCACAAAAACGCTGCTTGCGCTTAACGTCCACGAAGAATGGTATTACGGGGAGCACGATCAAGTGGAAGACACGACCGACTGGCCTGAACACGAACACACGCAAGCATTGGAGATTGAATGACCTACGATGAGTTTAGGGCATACGTCCACCGCACGGAAATGTATGAAACCGTCTTTGTTGACAGCGAAGGCAGGGAGATTCTTGTCATCCGGCTGCTGGATGCGTACAGCTTGATGAATGATATTCAAAAACTGGAGAAACAAAATGAAGCTTTATAACGTTCCACGTAATAAGAAAATTAAGCTAAGTGATGGCGTGGTTCTTATGTTCCACCGCCTTGATGGGATGTACAGTGTGTGTACAGACGAGAACGGCGACATATTCCACATCAGCGCAGACGAAGAGGTGGAAATGGTGAAGGACAAAGATGAAGACCATCATCCACGTTAACCAGCACAACGTTAAAGCAAACGCCAAGGGGGCGGGGCTTCCCGTCCTCACGGTCAAGACATACAAATCAAACACCAAATGCAACGCAGTTGAGATACAGGGGCCTAGTAAGGTTGTGTATTCTCCCAACGACCCTCTATCCTGCGGTGCAAAAGTTTGGATTGAAACACAATCGGAGGTTACATGCGTGTAAACAAAACTACACCGCTCGGTGCATTTGCCAACACAATAGGTGATAAAGCATCAAAAAAGATGCGAACGGGAAATGTAACATTAGCTTTACATAAAGCCCCTGATGCACCATTAACAGTACCACCGCCGCAGATGAACCTATGGGAACGCCCCGTGTACGTACCAAACAATGACTACGTGCGCCCCGGAGCCAATGACCATCAACGCATCAAGAGCAGGGGGTTGTGATGACCGGATACGCAAGCAAGCGCCAAGCGGCGTGGGACAAGTTTGCCGAACCTTGGAACGGGACTGGGCTGTGGCAAGAGATTGAAAGCGCGTCGTACACCATTGCAACATTACCTAAGCCCGTGGGCTACTGGGTGCTGTATGAAGGCGCACCAGTCAAAACAAAATTCGCCATGTACCACAAGCCAGCCCGTCATTTAATATTCAACACCGAGCAGCTACTTGGCTGGAAGTGGGAGGACGCATGACTTGGCCCTTCCCACCATACCCGAGGCCGGTGCCGACCAAAGCACCGCCGCTTAAACCTAACCCCGACAACTATGAGGACGCATTGATATGAAGCACGAAAAAACATTTGCCGCAATTGAAAAACTCAAGGATGTTGAACTGGAACTGCACCGACTAAAAAACGCACTGGAGCTGGCAAACAAAGCCCTAGCACAGCCAGCGCAGGAGCCTGACCGACAGGCATTGCAAGCGAATGGAACACACCCAGCACCATGCGCTCGACATTGCGAAGCAACGGCTTTTAACATCGTAATACGGAATTTGAAGGCGCAGTTAGCACAGCCAGCGCAGAGTCCCAATTACACTGACTGTTTTAATGCAAAAAACTACTCGGCAGAAGAGCGCGAGCGGATGTGCCTAATTCTGCTGGCTGAGGCGCAGTACTGGGACGCCGCAAGGTACATCCGCCAGATGAATACGCATAAGCGCCCGTGGGTAGGGCTGACGGATGAGGAGGTGAAGCATATGCTTGAGTTGTTTGTCATTCCACCTCACCACGTTGAAATGGTTGTTCAAGCCATTGAAGCCAAACTCAAGGAGAAGAACACATCATGAACGAACGAGACATGGAACTTGCAAAGCAAGTGTATGGAACTGCGGCAACCAAACAAGAGTTGCAATTCGCCGCCCTCATCCGTGCCGATGAGCGTGAGGCTTGTGCAAAGGTGTGTGAGCAATTCCAAAAAGATTATGTTTACACAGCAGACCTTGCTGGCGCTGTTGCTGCAATCAAGCGCCGCATGGCTGACGCAATCCGAGCAAGGGGGAACACATGAACGACCAATACCTTGTACCCGATGCCAAGCCGTGCCCATTCTGCGGTGATCGAGGGGTGACCGTAGTAGAAGGCGATACCTACCGATGGAGAGTGGCCGTCTGTAACTCCTGCGGGGCACACGCGCCTGATGTGCGGTACTCCATCCTTGAAGGACAGACGCGAGAGCAGGCCTTTGATGACGCCAACAAACGAGCTATTGAAGCGTGGAATGACCGATGGGGAAATAATGTATAGCTATAACAAACAGGTGCGGCAAGCACTACGTGACAACCCCGATGGCCTGACCGTGGCGCAGATAGTTGCTTTAATAGAGGCACCGGAGAACACCGTCAACCGATTGCTGCGCAACATGCCTGATGTTTACATCGACAGGTGGATATATCGCGGAACAAAGAAATACGTGAGCGCAATTTGGTGCGCTGTAGTGCCTCCTCCTGATTGCCCGAGGCCGGAAAGAGCGGGTAATTTGACACAAAAAGTGCCTTAAAAGATGTGTAAGATGGCTTTGCAGCAAGCCCGCTGCAACTTATTTTTTGGAGAACCTTATGTTTTTTACCGTAGCTGTTGACCTGCCCGAAGGCGGTTTTTTTGAGTATTCCACCGAGTCCATTCTGCAGTTCCTGCAAGCTGTGCAGATGTTTGGTAACACCGACATCCAAGAAGTTGAGGACGATGAGTTTGAGATTGGCGAAGATCTGGAGCACTACTTTGATGATGGCGAAGAGTACTTCTACGACGAAGACTCTGAGTGCTTCTGCTGGTACGATGAAGAGCACGATGCTTGGTACTGGCTGGACGAAGAGTCCGGCGAGTGGCTGCTCGTAGAAGAAGAGGCTGAAGAAGCCTAATTTGGGTACTATCCTACCCAATACGGGGGGGGCTTAGGCCCCCTTCTTCTTTTACAGGTCGCTAACGTCTATCACTTCACCGCGAAACTGGATGTGACCCTCAGACCACTTGCTCACAATCTCAGGCCAAAGAAGCTTTCCGTCCTTGATGGTGCAGACAGCGAAGCCTGAGCGGTGGTTTAAGGGGTTACCCTCTGAGTAGGCAAACTGCGGGCCGTATGGCTCCGCCAAGGTTCCGGTGTCAACGCCAAACCTTGTTCCGTTGTAATCATCAAAGGGGGTTACCTTTAGGCTGTGCAGGTGTCCGGTTGCAATGGACTTTCCAGCGCCAACGGTGTTGTTGTGGGCTGCATGAACGCCACCCTTATAGCGGTGCTTGGCTAGGAAGTCATCCGTAACCCAAGCCATCATGCAGAACTCCCAGTCATCGAAGTGATCGGAGAGTTTAAATCCGGGGGTTTGAAAATATTGCGGGGCGTTTGCTGCAAGGCGCATTTCAAACCTTGCATCGTGATTGCCCATTGTGTAAATGAGCTTCACGTTATGGCGGGCCTTCTTGGCCGCATCAGAGATCTCTCCAAGCATTTCTTTGCAGGTGTTCAGTTCCTCAATCAAGCTTGGTGTACGATCCCATCCCAAAGGTGGATGGCGAGAGATAGATGCACCGTCAAAAGCATCGCCATTGCAAATAACTGCTTTTGGCTGTAGCTTTTCAATTGCATGCAGTAGGCCCTGAAAAGCAGTAGTCCGTATAGTAGGCCAGAAATGAGCGTCAGAAAAAATAATGACAGTTCCATTTTCAATTCCAAGTTCCAATTTAGGATTTGGCGGAGCCCAAGTGCGAACCTCTCTGTGGGAGCTAAGATCAATGTTGTGTTTCTTTTCAACGTTGGCTCTTCGGCGGTAGACGTTCCTTAAATTGACCCCCGTAATCTTAGAGATTTTTTCAGGTGACTTATGCGTGTTCCAAAGCTCAATAAACTCTTGATCGGAAACTACCATAGGGGGCTCCTTATTTAAACCTTCTGAACATAACACACTTCTGTTACATCAATCAACGAGAGGAAAAAATGGAATCAAAAAAAAGCGTACCCAACTTTGCCGCGTGGAGCAATCAGAACCTAGCCAACTTTGCGGTCGAGGCATACATTAAGATGGAGGAGCTTGCCTATGACCTAGAGCAAGAGAGGCTTAACAGTAAAGCCGCGCTGGAGGCGGCACGTAAACTTATGAAGGAGAGCGACAAATGAATGGAATCAATGAATCAGATTGGGTTGGCGTGCGCATGGTTTATCTGTTGCTGGCATACGATCCATCGGCGGCATCGCATCCCGAGGTCAAGCGGGCAATGGACTACTATGAGCACAAATACGTTATACAGGATGAGAAGACCGGTACGCATCTCCCAAGCTACAACGGGATGTTTTGGCCGGAGGTGTTTGATCTGCTCCGCAAGGACAACGGCTGGCGCAACACCTTCAATGAAACTGGATCTGATTTAAACAGACGCCTTGCGAGCAGCGTAACAATCAACTACCAGACCGACGATGTATGGAGTAAAAAGATATGAGCGATCACAAACTACTTATGACACTTCTTTCTGATTCTTTGGAGAAGCTGCAGAATCTTCATCCGGAATCAAAGCAGCACTACCTGTCAATGATGCTCATGCTTACCGAGTCTTTTGTAAAGGACTCCGGCGCTAATTGTGTAATGTTGTACAGAAACAACGAACGTTTCTCCGTAGCCGCTGCGGGCGTTAATGAAGCGGAAACGGTTGAGATGATTCAAGAGGGGCTGGAGGGCGTCTTTGAAAGAGCGACCGCTGGTGCCCCGCCAAAAGAGATGTTCAATTGACTACCCTCGCAGAAAAGAAGCACATGTCCAAGGTCGCTGATCTTGGATGCTTAGTCTGCCGCAGGATGGGGCACTACGGTACCCCAGCAGAACTACACCACAAGCGGGCAGGCACCGGAGCGGGTAAGCGGGCAAGCCACTACGAGGTCATACCCTTATGCCCAGCCCACCATCGTGGCAATATGGGCTTACACGGTTTGGGCTCCAAGGGCTTTGTGAAGCACTACGGATACGATGAAGATGACCTCCTTGCGGAGGTCGCCCTGCTTATTCAGTAAACATCTTCTTGGCCTGATACACATTGCGCAGAAGCTGATTTTGCGCCTTGGTTATCTCAGCCAGCTTGTCCCGCTTCTCATCTGCGGTCATTTCCTTTGAGCGGCGGATTGCATTCGCCGCATCGGTAAACTCCTTCAGAGTAGAGTTAACGCCCTGCACGTATTCTTTTCCGGAAAGTTCCTTTTGGTGCTTCTGAATAAACTCCGCGTACTCAGGGCTACCTTGCTTCTCCAACAAGCCTGCCGTGGCTACAGCCTTGTCTACCTCGTCCTTTAGTTCATAGAAGGCCGTTGTAGTTCCCTTGGCGTTTGGATCAACCAAGAACCGTTTGATGACGGGCATCTGCTCCAATGGTAGGGATGGCTTCTTTACATCGCTGTATTGGTTAAATACCGCATCAGCCACATCCGCAAAGTACATACCCATTGTTCCGGTGTAACCCTGCAAAAGGTGGTCAATCAGCATCGGAGAAGTTCCCGAAAGCTTTCCTAGTTGCTCTGCAACCTTAGAGGTTCCCGCGTTCATCTGGTACTCAGGCTCCAATCTTTCCATGCCCGGCCCAACAATAGGACGCTGTGTAAACAGCGAATAGTTTGACTTGGCTTCAAGCGCTGGCATGATTGCCTGCGGGATTGGGTTAAAGGACAAGGTATCCAATAGCGCCCGCTGGGATACGCGCTGCAGATCCTTGGCTGTATCGGTGCCGTAGTAGTAACGGTAGATGTGCTCAGGGATGGTCTTAAACAGGACACCCAACTCGAACGGGATCGGAAACTTTCCAACGCCCGGAATGATCCAGTTTAAATCACGCACTTCTTCGTTTTGATTTTCGTACTCAGGGTTGCCCATGACCGCAGCAGCGTACATGCTGCTCAAACCTAGCAACATACCCATGCGTATTAGAGATGTCTTCTGCTGAAGCTTCTCTGCGTTGGTAGACATAGGATCCAGTGATGGACGAATGCCCGAACGGTACATGATATCCAAGCCCTGCAGCTTGGCGTTCAAGAATGGAACGGTCGCGGTGATAATCCGAACCAATGGGTTGTTACCCTTGCGGTTGAAGTTCAACACCTCCAAGGCTTGGTGCAATGCCTCAGCCTCGTTGCCGGTCTTCTTCATTACATCCTCGTACACAGAGATACGAACGGCGGCATCATGTGCCTCGCTGGCTTTCTCCAAGTAATGCCAAATTCCCGTAAATGGGCTTGCAGCCATCTCCATCGCTGTCTTTGGTGCTCCACCCTTCTCCCCAATAGATTTCTCCAAGGCCTTACCGCTTGCCTCAATGCCGCGACCAAATTCGCCGGTGCTTAGTACACCTGCGTTTAAAAGCTTCTTGTAGGTTTCGGACTTATCGCCCATGACCGCAGCAAAGTTTTTAATGGTTCCGGTGATCGGTTTGATATCGCTACCGCTCAACATGTAGGAATACATCGAGTGCTTCATCATGTTGGCAATAATGAACGCAGGATCCTTGGTCACCATTGAGCGCAGGAAGTTTGCTGGCTTCGACAAGAAGCTCAACAGAGGCATCTCCGGAGTACTCAAGGAACGCATGGCATCCACCAGCAGTGGGTCTGCAACACGGTAGGAAACAGGTTGACCCTTCTCCAATATGGTCACAACATCCGGGCCGGAAGATACTGCATTTAAACGCTCCGCTTCACCCAAATCCATTACATCTCGAATAGCCCGTCGCCCTGCTTCGTTCTTCAATCCACCAGCAATTGCCGCCTGTGTGTTGCGGACAATGTTTTCCATGAAGTCGCCAAGAGGTGCTTCTCCACCCTTTAGGGTCTTGGGTGTTTTCACTCCGGCAATGTTTTGGAAGATCTTTGGCCCAACGGTGTTTTCACCGTCCATCTGACGGTAGAAGGGAAGGTAGTCCGAATGCTCTGTGAAGCGCTTTCCTTGTTCCTCGGAGATCTGGCCCGTATCCACCATGTACTTGACCAAGCCATCGCTGTACTTGATCCATTCCTTTTGAATGTCGTTGAACTCGGGGTACATCTTTTCCAAGGCCTTGCCATTGGCAATGTCTTGTGCACTGAAAAGCTTCTCGCGGTCTTCTTTGGAAAGACGCTCTGCGCGTTTAGCGCCCGCCCACAGTTGGTAAGCCTGATAGATCTTTGAATCACCGTACTTAGCCAAAGGAGCAAAGATAGCTACAGCGCCTTTAATCGTTCCGCCCTCATCGCTCACGGTGGTAAATCCATTGCGGAA